TCTTCGAAAGAGCTGGCGACGGCTTGGTTGATAGCGGCGTCAATACTTGCAAAGACAAGATGCACGGCCAGCCCGACTAAGGCGCAAAGTAATAGCGCGATTGCAAGAATGCGGAGCATGATAGTCACCCACGGCGAAAAGCCCTGCCGCAAGGGCAGGGCTTTGTTACAAAGAAGTTCGGGACAATCGGTACTGACTACCTGTTGTCAGGCGGCTTTGCCGACGGCAGCGGCGATAGATTCGAGCGTTTTAGCTTGTAGCTTAGTCGCGGCTTCGCTCTTAAGAATCTTGGCGACGGCCTGCAGGGTGGCAGCGACGCCGATGCGAGCGATCATCTGCTCGATGCTCTCATCGGCAGACGGCGCTTGGTCTTTGACTTCGCCAGCAGGCGCGCCCGGCTGTTCTTGCTTTTTGCCTTTGGCTTTGCGCGCGGCCTCGGCAGCCAGCGCCACAACTTCGTGGTCTTTCTTGCCGGCGCGTTTGGCTTTGGCTTCAGCCTCGGCAGCGGCGACGCGCTGTTCAGGTGTGAATTCGCGCTCGCGCTGGGCGCGCTTCTTCGCGGCATCCTCGGCCAGACTGACCGGCAGCGCGCCGTACATCTCATTGATGAACTTGGCGTACACCTTGCGATAGTGTTGGTTGTCTGCCAGCCCCTTGGCTTTGGCCAAGTTATCCAGCGCAATCTGATCGGCCATATATTCAAGATACATTGGCATAGTATCGCCGTAGCGTTTGCCGATCTCATGGCGGATGGTGCCGGCCAGCGTGGTGGCGGCTTTGTCTGCCTTGCCGATAGCCGCGGCAATGGCTTTGTGAAATTCTGTAACGATAACGGCTGCTTTAACGGTGGCGGTCATGATGATTCTCCAAACAAACGCGGCAGCGGCGAATCCGCTTCCTGACCATTGAACTATAGCATAGGTTAGGGGATTTGCACAACGCGTTGTCAGGACAACCGGTAGTCGATACCGTTTGTCCCTTGAAGGGTAGGGTACGGGTAGTAATTCTTTTTCCCCAGTAGGGCACCCCCAAGGGGTTTTTGTTTGATCGGGGGCGGTGGCTGCTTTCATGCAATCACATTTCAAATCAGGAAATTCCCAAATCACCTAACCTTCCTACCAAATTCTTGCAACAGCAACAAAAATTTCAGCCAATTTACCAAATCACCTAACCTTTCACCCAGCAACAAACTTGACAGAAGTGCAGTCAAGCCCTAACCTTCAAGCATCTATCGGAGGATCACAACCATGGCCAATAACGGAAATCAGCTAACAGGTCCCTTCGGGCGCCTGACAGTGCTCCGCAAGGATGGCCGCCACCACTGGTGTGAGTGCGCGTGCGGCAGCGAGCCACGCAAATACCGCACAGACCACCTGAAGTCGGGCAACACCCGTTCGTGTGGCTGCCTGCGCGTGGAGGCCGGCCGGGTCGTCGGCAGTAGCAAACGCAAGGTCGCCGAGAAATGAGCGTACTGGACCCGACCCCGAACCTGCCAGGGTTGACCATCCCCGAGATGCGCGACCCAGCCCTGCTGGCGTTCCCGCCGATGATGCCGGTGGAGCTGGCCATGCGGATCGACACGCCGGCGAACATCTGCCGTGCCTACGGGTACAGCAAGGAGGAGTTCGCGGTACTGATCCAGCTGCCAGTCTTCGTCAAGGCCTACCAGGAAGCCATCGAGGCCCTGAAGGTCGATGGCATGAGCTTCCGATTCAAGGCGCGCCTGCAGGCCGAGGAGTACCTGCAGACCGCGTTCAACATGGTGCAGAACCCGAACACTAGCGACAGCGTCCGAGCAGACTTGATCAAGAACACCGTGAAGTGGGCAGGCCTGGAGGTGAAGGCAGCCGACAACGGGCAGAACAACTCGTTCAACATAATGATTAACCTGTAAGGATCGCGCCATGAACACCCTTTTGCACAAGGCCACCAGCCCCGCCACGGGAGCCACGACACCGCTGCTACCCGAGACCGGCAAGGCGACGTTTCAGGCCGTGCTGAAGGGCACAGGCGCCATCACGGCGACGATACTGCTGGAGGTGTCGAACGATGGGGAGAACTGGCTGAATTTGGTGACGTTCACTATGACCGGCACCACCGTGGTGACTGATGGGGCGGTGAGCGATGCACCATGGGCGTATGTGCGGGCCAGGTTGACAGCGATTACCGGCACGTCGGCGAATGCCTCCGTGCTCATGGGGGTGTGACATGGACCCGATCATCACCGCCCTATCCTCCGCCGGGATGCACCCGGAAGACATTGACTTCGTCCTCGCCGCCGGCGCAGGGCGGATACCGGGGAACACCACTGTAACAGCGTTCGGGTATGCCAGTAACGTGGCCTCGGGCGTCGCCACGCGGGCGATATGGGAGGTGGCAGCCGACTGGGTAGCGCCGCTGTCTGCAGTGTCGATAGAGCTGCTGTCGTATAGCGCGAGCGACGGCGTGGCGCGTACTGGCGCGCGGCAGGTACGAATAACCGGCGTCGATGCGAACTTCCTGGTGCAGACCGAGACGATCACGATGAATGGCACCGCACCGGTGGCGTCGGCGCTGACATGGCGGGCGATCAATAACCTGATCGTGGTGGACAACGCGACGACAGGGTACGGGAGCAACCGGGCGAACGTGGGGAACATCACCGCGCGCATACCGGGGCCGGGCGCGACGCAGGCGCACATCGCTGCCGGCAGGTCCACCTCGCTGCTGGGACGGTTCACAGTACCGGCCGGGTACACCTGGCTGATCAACAATTTCTTCTTCAACGGGAACGCCACCGGCAGTCCGAACGCGTCGTACCATGTCGCTGCCAGGTCGTTTACCGATACAGGACTGCTCATCAGCGGGTTGCCGCTGACCATGCAGAACGGGCAGGTGCTGCAGATTTCACTGCCTAAAACACCGGTGCCGATCGCCGAGAAGCGGACATTCATGTTCGTCATCACCGAGACCAGCGCCGCCGGGATGGACATCAGCGTCGGTTGCACCGGCATCCTGTCCGCCAATCCAGACTGAGGGCATTACCATGGGTACCTTTCTGATTATCACTTTCCTGTTCGCATCCAAGGCTGCGTTCCTGCTGTGGTTCTTCGACACGGTCCAGGGGTACTACCACATCTGGCGGGACAGCGGCACCCCGTTCGAGTACCCGTTCGCGTGGCGTGAAGCCATCTACAATGCCTGCATCTCTGCCGCCGGCTGGGCCTGGGTATTCGGCTCCGGCATCGCCTGATGCGCGCCTTCCTGTACACGGGTGGCGTCGAGTTTGACGCCGGTGACCGTGTAGCGACGTTCGGGCGCTGTGATGACCGGGTGTGGTCGCGCGAGGTACACTTGCGCTACGCTCCTGGTCGCTATCTGGTGCTCGGCGTGGCGGTATTCCGCCGGCTGCCGTGGGACTGGGTGGGCTGGCGGGACCTGGACGACACGCGCCTCTTAACCACTCTCGACGCCAAGCAGGCGTTCGATGAGGCATTCGACGAGTTGTAACCACAAGGAGATAACCATGCACTCAGAAGCCAAAAGCCCTAACGTCGGTGCAGCCGTGCAACCAGACCTGCGGGAAATCCCGCGCAACTTGCGGCATTTGGAAGACGCGCAGGATATGCTGGTTGCACGGCTGTGCGAGCTGCAGTCGCGTCTGGAAGGAGTGATGACACCAAGCTATCCGGTCGAGGACCGCATACCAGACCCGTGCAGCACCCCGATGGGCGGCACCCTAGCTGGTTTCATACACCGCACTCGCGCCATGCAGGAGCATGTCGAGACCATCCTGAACCGTCTGGAGCTGTAGCGCATGGCCACCGTACAATACACACCGCCGCCAACGGTCAAGGACTTCATCAAGCACTACAAGCCTGGTGAACTGTTCCTTGACTGGATCGTGGGGCCGGTAGGCTCCGGGAAGACCACGGGCGTGTTCTTCAAGCTGATCTACATGGCCAAGCTGCAGGCACCTAGTCCGATCGACGGGATTCGCCGCAGCCGGTGTGTTGTTGTGCGGTCGACCATGCCGCAGCTGCGCGATACGACGATCAAGTCGTTCAACTACTGGTTCAAGGACGGCCAGGCCGGTAAGTGGAAGGCCACGACCAGTGACTTCATCCTGAAGTTCGGCGACATCGAGTGTGAGGTGATGTTCCGCCCGCTTGACACACCGGATGACGTGGATCGCGTTCTGTCCCTCGAAGTGACGTTCGCCATCATCGACGAATTTGTGCAGTTGCCGCAGGCGATTGTGGAAGCGCTGTCTGCACGTTGCGGCCGTTACCCACCGGAGATCGAAGGCGGCGCGACGAACTGGGGAATGTGGGGCGCCAGCAACCCCGGCATGGAGTCGGACTGGTGGTACCCGATGCTGGAGGACCATGACCAGCTGCCGCCGGACCAGGCCGTGCCGGACAACTGGACGTACTTCAAGCAGCCCTCCGGGCTGGGGAAGGACGCCGAGAACACCGAGAACCTGCCAGGCAAGCGCGACTACTACACGAACTTGATCAAGGGCAAGACCAAGCACTGGATCAAGCAGTTCGTCGAGGTGGAGTGGGGCTACTCTCTGTCCGGGAAACCGGTTTACCCGATGTTCGAGCGCGACATCCACGTCAGCAAGTACCCGCTGCGCGCCAAGCCAGGCCTGCCGATCGTTGCCGGCTACGACCCTGGGGCGAACTCGGCGGTGGTGATCGGGCAGTACGACGACAGCAGCGGCCGGGTGCTGATCCTGGACGAGATCGTGATGGAGGGGTTCGCCACCGACCGCATGATCCGCGACAAGCTGAAGCCGTTGCTGGCAAGGAAATATCAGGGGTTCGAGTTCCTGGTCGTGCCGGACCCATCATGCGTGAACAGCTCCCAGTCCAAGCAGGGCAGCAGCGTGATGGCCGAACTCAAGAAGCATTTCGCGGTCCACTACGACACGGACAACAGCATCGAGAGCCGGATCGCGCCGATGCAATACTACATGATGCGGCTCACCAGCGAGGGGCCGGCATTGCATATCGACCCAGGATGCGTGAAACTGGCGCGTGCGCTCACCGGCGGCTATCGTTACAAGGTCCACAAGTCTGGTGATGTGCAGCAGGATATTCCGGACAAAAACGTCCACTCGCACGTCGCGGAAGCCGGCCAGTATCTGGTGCGGTACTTCCGGAAGGGCGAGGAAAGAGCCGGGGCCAGGGTTGGCCGCCAGTCCAGTGGCGGGCGCCGCGCCGGAAACCCATACGCAGTAGGATGATAGGAACCCGCCATGGCACAGAATACAGGCAACCCTTCAGCGACGCAGCCTGACGCGGCGACCGTCTTGCTGGCCAGCGCCCAGCAGATCAACCCCGAGGCGA